GCTTCAAAATCAAAATCTCCTTTACTAGCTTTTTCGTAATAAGGAAGTTTTACTTTAAAGTGGTGGTAAGTTAACATTGAAGGTCCACCTTTTTCTTTAGCGTTATCTGCTATCTTTTCGGCTCCCTTCTTTCGAGTCTCTGCAAACTCATCAAATGCTTTACCTTCTATTAATATATCTGTAAGTTTCATAATCTACCAGTATCCGGAGAAGTTAGAACTTCCTCCAAGTGATTTCCAATATCGGCCAATATTACAAGACCAGTAACCTGCTTTTGTTCTATCTTTTTTAGTTGAACATTTATGACGAGCAGCAAATGATGCTCTAGCTCCTGGTTGTTTAAACTTAACTGAAAGTCCAGTATCACCAAAAGAAACTTTCTTTACGTTTCCTGTTTTAGGATTCTTAACGTAAACGTAGAACTTTTTACTACCACCTCTATGCGGTTTATTTAACTGTACTTTTTTACCTTTATACTCTGTTTCGTTCATATACTCTACAGAGCCTTTTAGTATTTCAAATCCATTATAGTCAAAGTCTTGAGCATGAAGTTTAACTCCTTTTCTAAACTTTTCCATATCAATTACACCACCAATAGACTCTACTGCTTCTTTAACAGCTTCGTAATCCACCATTTCTTCCGGTGCAGTTCCTTCATCTAATTTTGCAATATCTTCTAACATCTCATCAATTGCACATCCAATTTCGAATAAAGGATTGTATTTAGGAGAAACCATTGGAAGATCTAAAGGTACCATCATACCGTTATAGTCTCCATATTCTCCTATATCTGTTGTTGTAATTAAATTACTATCTTCTTCTGATAGATCGATATCTCCTTCATTATAAGCTTCTCTTGCTTCAGCAAATAACTTAATAAATGCTTCTGAAGAATATCTATACACGTTCTCATGAAGAGAAAGGTTATTGTCTATGTGGTACTGTAGGCTAGGTAGTCCTACTATTTCACGTAATTTAATCATTTGATTGCTCTATTAAAAAATCTTTTCTATAAAATTTTCCAAGTACATTATCGTTAATATAATTATTTCGATTCTCTAGTACTTCATTAATAAATAGGTATTTAGTTTCGTAATAGGTAAGTAGCTTCTTAGTTCTAACAAAACAAAGAATACGTTTATCAAATTCATCATGCTTTTTATCTTTCAGCAATGCTTTAATTTCTGCATGAGAACCATAATAATCTTTCCAATCAGATTCTTTAGTAACCTTTCTTTTTTTCTTTTCTCCTTTAAGAGGAGGTAAAGTTCTTTCAAATTGTAAAACCTTTTTTCCGATATATTTTCGTAAGGTAGGTCTGTGTGTTACCTCGTAAATAAAGCCAAAAGTGCCCTCAGGCATGTCAGTTATTTCATTGACAATTCGGCCGTTGTAAGTCCATGACGGCATAGTTATTCCCATTTTAATTTAGTTGAATGTACGAAAATTAGGTACGAATAACAACTGATCCGGAAAAAGATCCAATAAAGGTTATTTGCATTGTATTTAAACCTGTACTTCTGATCCCGGCAGGAACTACCATATCGTAAACTCCTGGTGATACATACCCGTAAGCTTGTACAGTTGGGAATCTACTATTAAGACTATGTGTAATTGCTAATAAAGTGTTACCTGTACCTATTGCATGTGCAAAATAGGAACCAGAAAATCCAGATAATTGTGCTGAGCTGGATACTGTTCCTTGTGGTAGAGCTGCTACGACTCCGTCTTTAAATTGATTATCAGAGACGTTTAGTGTTAATGTTCTAGAAGTAGTTAGATCACCTCCTCCTAATAAACCTCCTATACCTGTTACAGATATTGTACTATGGTCTACGTGTTGGTTGCTAACATAACCTATTGTTTGGTTATGAGTTATTTGAGAAGATCCTGATACTAATGTGGGTTTATTCTTTACATTACTATATGCTACGTATGAAGCAGTTGTTATTCCTCGTAAACCAGCTCCGTTGCCGTAAAAAGATCCTGAAAATCCTCTAGAGGCAGACACTGCTCCGTTAACTACGCGTAATGAGCCTGTAAGTATTGAATAAGATTGAGGCATATTTAGCTAATTCTAATCTGAATAAAGTTACCGTTTCTATAAACTCCTCCTAAAGGTACACCTCCTAAAGCGGCTGCTGCATCATTAGGGAAGTTATGACTGCGAGAAACATCCGCCATTATCGTCCAACCCTGGTTAAATCTTGCGTTTACTCCGTTTGGTTTCTGATTAACAAAATTGAACTCTCCTCTCACTGCTACAGATCCACTAAAAATTGTATTACCTGCTACTCCTAGAGAACCGGTAATTTGATGAATATCATCTGTAGAGTTTCCAAACTTAGTTGAACCACTTTGGTATATTACTGAAGATGAAGTGAATGTTGTGTGTATCTGTTCTGCTCGTAATGTTCCTTTAACTACAACTGAGCCTGTTATTTCAGCACTTCCGTTTAGTTTAAGTTTATTTGTTTTATATTGAAACTGTAAATTATTAGATCCTTTATTTACAGAAGCACTTCTAAACATTACTTGTGTATCTGATGCAACGCCAGAGTTATCTGGTAATGTTATATTCTTTCTTGCATTAGTACTTTCAGAAGTAAATAAAGATAACGTATTACCGCTGATAGAAGCTGAGTTATAAAAACTTCTAAAATTAGTATCTACTTCGACATGTGTTAGAGCTGAACCTTTTCGGCTTCTTAATGTTATTGCCATTTTTATTTATTTTCTAATTGTTCTAATCTATGTTGTAAATCTTCAATCAATTTTCCCTGAGCTTTTACTGCTGAGATTAATACTGCGGTTATAGCGTTATAATCCACACTTAAGTATCCATCTTCATCTTCATATACTGCATCTGGTAAAACTTCTTGAACTTCTTGAGCTATAGTTCCAATACCGGGCTTATCGTTCCAGTCGTTACGTGTATAGGTGTAACCTCCTATCGCTTTGATAATATCTAAGCTGCTTTCAATAGGTGTTACATTATCCTTTAAACGCTTGTCAGAAAAGGCTAATATGTTTCTAGACGCTTGAATCTGACCTACTACCTGTAAGTCGTACTGTGGGTTCTTAGTATTGATACCAAAACTTCCAGAAGATATATAATGCTGTCTAAGGCATGAAGAGTTAACTCGTAAACTTCCTGTGATTTCGTGATTACTATTACAATCTCTTCCAAATCTTGTATTACCTTTTACTACAAAAGGTCCGTTTAAAGTTAAACTTCCTGTTATATTAACACTACCGGTGAATATATGGGTATCGTTTAAAGTATCTCCAAATTCTGTAGAACCACTTTGGTATATAATAGAAGCAGATATATACTCTGTATGGAATTCTTGTGCAGTTACATTACCTGTTACAACTAATGATCCAGTTATAATTGCATTTCCGTTTACATCAAACGGAGCATTAATTTTACCTATACTAGATTTTCCTATACCTACGTATCCATTTTTAGGATTATATAAAAAATCAGGAGCACCTGCTTGTAAGCTTTGACTAGCATACTGTACAGATCCGTTTACTGATTTACTTCCTGTTGCATGAAGAGGTATAAGGTGAGCAGGTTTGTTAACAGGTACTAAGGAACTTCCAGTATAGAATAAAGTTACAAAATCAACTGTTGTACCACTGTTCCAAGTATTTTTAGTTAAAGAACTAGAATAGAAATAAGATCCAAGATTTGTATCCATTTCTTGGTACGTTAATGCCTGTCCTTTATTTGCTCTAAATGTTATAGCCATTTTATTTTATAATTTACATATCTATTTTAATCACAAAAGTCATATCGTTATAAAGTGACTTTCGTACCGGTTGTCCTAGTTTTCCTACTGCAAGTAACTCATTTGCATCATTATATAAACCTAATGTTGTTGCATATGGGCTAAATACACTTCCTGTTACGTTTGGATTTATATCTCCATAAGAACCAGTTAATGCACTTGGATTATAAGTAAAGTTCATTTCTGAATCTTTAACCTTACAGTATACATTATACGTATAAATAGGTTGATTCGATTTCCAGTATAGGTTTGGACTAAGATAAAAACTGTTGTACATATCTACAATCTCCGGGTCTGTTAGTATTATTTGCCCGTGACTGTATATAATATCACCAACTATTCTAACTGGCGCACAAGGTTCAGAACCAGAACCTGACATGATTAATCTTCCATCTCCATCGTCTACTATCTCAACTCTATGTTGTCCGTCTGGAGTGTCTATATATTCTCCTCCAGCTGCGGTAGTTTCTTCTACGTAAGATCCTTCTTGTAAAATATAGTCACAAGCGATTTTTCGAACTGATCTAAATAATGTTTCGAAAGTTTGTATAAAGTCGTTATTACCTTCTGAATCGGTTACATAACCATCATCTACATAGTTATCTCTTGCACCGTTTGGTTTAAGTACAAAAGAAAAAGGATCTATATTAGTTCCGACTACGTCTCTAGGTATAGAAAAAACTCCGATTTCTTGGACTCCAGCTATATTTCTAGATTCACCTAAATTAAGAGTTGTCTCAAGATAGTTGTCATAAGAACCGGTAAATGTACTATCGGCAACTTTACCACTATAGTACAAGTTGTGTATACTTTTATAGACGATTTGCTTATGTCTATCCTGTACGAGATTTATTGAAGAGGTATTATACTGATAGAAGTCTTGGTTGTTCAGATAATATTCTGTCGAACCAGAAACTCCTATCAGTTTTTCTATAGAGTATTCGTTTGTAGCTTTAAAACCATGAAGCAAGCTACCACTTGTATGCCATTGCTTACGAGCGTCGTATACCGTTACATATACATCTTGCCTGTTTAGTTTTTTGTATGTGCTCATTCATTAATAATCAAGCTTGATTCTCACTAAAGATTCTTTTGTGAAATCTTTTAACAATGGTCTAGATAATTTAGCTACTGCTAAAAGATCGTTATTATCATTGTAAAGACCTACAGCTGTAATGTAAGACTGAGGTGTGTTGATCATTACGTTATGGCGAATTTCACCTGAACCTGATAATAAAGATGGGTTAGTCGAATAGTTAAATTCTGAGTTTCTTGCTCTTACAAATATAAAGTTAGATGAAATTGTTTCTTCTGAGTTTAAGCGGAAGAACTTACCCTTACTCAAAGCAAGGAATAATCTGTTCATATTTAAACCGCTTTGGTTTTTAGCTCTGTTAGAACCTAAAGAGATACCACCGCCTGGGCGTTTTGGTAAATCTAATGCTTTACCGTTAAGTAAGATAATACCAACATCTGGTAAAAACTTACCGTAAGAACCGGATACTGAATATCCATCTGCGCTAAAGCCAGTATGTAGAGTTCCTCCAGAACCTGATACGATTTCGAATACACGTCCAGAATCCGTATATGTAGTTGTAGCAACAACCTTACTATTATCTGTTAAATGTATTTTACCCATACTTGAACTTAAATGTAAAGTTAAAGTACCCGGTAGTAATTTCTCTTTGTATCGAGCTCTATCTACAGCAATTACGTAGAAGTGTTCTGCGGTTTCTCCTCCAAAAGTAAAATCTTGTTCTTCATCTCCTAATACTAGGTTTCTATATTGTCCGTAAATTGTAGATGAAGGTGATTTACCTGGAACACTTGTGTTATAGTAAAGTGAACCGCTTCCTTTCTTATCAGCGTATGCTAATGAAAATTGAATAGCTGCTGATGAGTTAGTAGAAGCTGTCTGATATACGTTATAGTAATAGTCTCCTGATGTGCTTGATACTTGAGTAGAACTCGTATAAAAAGCAGTTAAGTTAATTACGTTGTTAGACCATAAGGGAGCTGTTACTGATTCAGCACTCACTACTATATCTTCTGTATCGAATCTTTTAAATGACATAATTAGTTAGTTTTTGTAATGGTTACTGGTATTGTTAATCTTGCTCCTGAGTCACGGCCTATAACTGTAACTGTGGTTTGTAAAGTTGTTCTACTTCCGAATAAAGTATTTACTGTTGTTGCAGTAATGTTAATTGAAGTTCCAATTACTGTTTTAGATACGTTTGTACCAATTGTAGTTGAATTATTCAACTTAACAGCTTCTTCTGAGTTGATACCTACACCGCTGAATGAGTTTAGAACTCTAACGTCAGCAATAGTTGCAGTGTATCCACCAGCTTCGTAAGTAGTAGTTGCACCTAAGTAGTTTAAAGTTTGAGGAGTAATCGCAAGAGAGGCTCCTTGTTTTAATCTAATAGATGAGAAACCTAAATCTAGTACCGGTAATTTTGAAGTACCTCTAGGTAAGGTTGTTAACTTATACTTCATGATCTGATTCTCATCTGGGAAAGCTTCTAATAGAGGCATATTCTCAATAGCTTCTCCATAATATACAGATCCAGAAGGATGTTGAGGATTATATAGAGTATAATCAATCTCATCGTCAGCAAGAGCAAATTGTGAAATCTTGAAAGATCCATCCCCTCTTGCTAGGAGTTCTCTTCCTTTCTTTGTTAAAATCGCATCTACTGTTACGATTGCGTTGTCTAAATATCCCATTTGTTTTTAAATTATATAATATAAATATCGGTTTCTACAATAATATTTAACTTTGTGTTCTAATAACACTTCCAATTACGTTAGTTGTGTGCATTTTATCTTCATCTATAGAGTAAATATCACTATTCGTAATACGTACAAATCTATTTCCTTCTTCAATATAGAGTAAATCTGGTGTTGCAGGGAATGATCTATTACCTGAGAATACTCTATTTTTACCGCCGGCAATTGCTTTTGACAATTGTGGGCTAAAATATACTTTCTGTATAGTTCTATCAGAAATAGATATACCTTTTATCTTCGTAAATAAAGAACCTGAAGGATGTATACTTGCTCTAAAGTTTACTAAACCTAATGCTGGGTCATTACCAGGTACACTTCCTGATGTTAATTTAGATCCGTTATACCTTCCGTTTATGATACCAGTAGTCGTGTAGTTACTATTCTGTATCTCAGCAGGAGAAGCTCTATTTAATAAAATCTGTGCTAAGTTAGTAGGTACAATTGGATCTTCATTTCTATCTACCTGTTGTACGAATGCAGCTTTTCTTAACACTGTTGCATTACTTAATATAGGATTATCTTCGCTATTTTGAAACTTTTCAGAAATATAAGGGTTAAATATAATTTCTGAAGGGTTTTGTATATACTTTGTATACCAGTATTGGGGGTCAACTGTAGTATGTATAATTTGAGATTGGTTTCCTAACTGAATTTGATTTCCAGGAAAACTTGTATTTGTTAATACACCTGGTACAAACCTTATATAGAAGTAATCAGTTTTTCTTACTCTTTCTGCAATTGTAAGAGAGATGTGATTTTCTCCGGTTAAATCCGCAGCGGAGGTATACTTAAATGTTACAGTTGATGCCTGTAAAATAGTCTGCTCTAAATTAACATTTCCAGCAATATACCTAAACGGTATCGACATACCTGTGATCTTTACTTGACCTCTACCTAGTGCAGCATCTGAAGTTCCATACTCTAAATACACACTACTACTGTAGAACACATTAATGTTATCTGTTCCTTCTGAGTTAGGGTTAATTTGTATAAATTCTAATTCTGTCACTTGTTTCTATTTAGTTAATTCTTATAGCAGTAAATTGAAGTGTACAATCTCTCGGTATCTGGTTAGACTGGTTAAAGAAAGTAATCTTAAAAGATAATTCCGGTTGTGATACTTTTTTTACTATGTTTCCTTTGTTTAATTCTCCATTTGTGATTCTTATACGGCTACCGCTTAATTCTCCATTAAATTTAGGTTCTTCATAGTTATGTCTAAACGTCATAGCAGATCCAGAAGGTACAACTATTCTTTCAGAATAAGCTGTGCTTCTTTCCACCATTTGTGAATAAGACCCTCCATGAGTACCTTCAGAGAAGGCTGTATCAATCGATCCAGAGTAGTCTAAGAACCCGGCATCTACCCTTACTTGTTTTGCCTTACTTCTACTTAGTACAGATGGTTTAATTATAATACCGGTAATTGCTGTTGATCTACCTGGTATAAATTCTTTAATAATTCTAAATAGAGCGTTATCAAAAAATCTAATAAGTCTAATAAAGTCTCTCAAGTCATATCGAGACATATTAATCAATAGATTTTTTTCATGAGCTACTAGAGTAGGGTAATGATGTGAGTATGCATCTCTAGGATCGCCTATGTAATCATCTAGATTAAAATTAGCACTTGAAACACTTTTAATATAATCATCAATATACTTAGAAGGTGAAAAACCAACTTCTATGTAATTCTGATCATCACTGTATAAGAAGTCTCTACGTACAATTGAAGTATAACTTGAAAGAGTACTTCCAGATACTATATCTCCGTTATTATCTGTTCTAACTTTAAGGGAAGAACTATAATGTAAGTCGTTTGGTCCAAAGAAACCTGGCCCTATCTTCTGTCCACCAGCTACTCCTATCTCTAAAATTTGAGATGGAATTCCAAAAGAGTTTATTAAAGCTCTAAGACCTCGCTGTGTACCTTTTGCTTTTGTAAGTAAAGGTAGATTGTGGTAAATACGTTTATAGACTTCTTTTTGGTAGTTATCTACAGGCATTGGCTGTAGGTATGCATTTGTAGAACCTGAAGTTATTACTTGGTAGTGATTTATTTGTTCGCTTCCTGATACGTAAGTCTCTCCTATAAAAGATCCAAAAATAGATTCTAAATTAAAGTTACTATTGTACAGCTTTACTCCAAAATTCTCTAATACACTTCTAACTAAATCTTTAGATACACCAAAGTTTAATCTATTATCTGCATCATACTTATCAGATACTGCTTTTTGGTAAATCCAGATATTATCAAAATGCTGTGCTAACATATTGACAAAAAGTAAAGCAGGATTATTATCTGTATCTTCTCGTAAATAGACAGGTAATGTATTAGTTAATGCATTAAAATTAGAAGTATCAAAGTTAGAAGCACTTACGATTTGTTGATTAAACCATGTGGTAGCTTCTACTGTTGTACTTGCTTGATTTTTATATGGACGGTTTTTATTTGACTTAGGCCAACTATGTGAACCACTCTCAAAATATAAAAATCTATCATAGTGATCGAAGTTGTTAACAATTCCTTCAATTAGGTCTTGATAGTAACTAAGACTTCCTGTGATTCCATATCTATTATAGTTAGTAGATGAAATATTATCAATAGAGTTTTCATACTCTGTTATTAAATCTACTTTATATTTAAAGTTTCTTAAACGTTCTTCTGCTGAAGAGAAATTAATAAAGTCGCTATAATCGTTATGGTTTATACTAATTTGTGCGCTATCTTTATTAAAAAGAGAATACAGTTCGTAGTAAGAACTTGTTACTGGGTAGCTAAATAATTGGTTATAATTAAAATACCCTGTTGGGTTACTGTTCTCTTCTACAATCTCAATATCAAAGTTAGGTCCCTTTAAAGTAGGTTGTACTACTTCTTCAGGAACTACTTCTGTATCTATTTCAAATAAAACTGAATCAGATACTAACTCTACAACTGAGAATTTATCTTTTATTTCAAACTCTGCAGGTAGAGGTTCATACAATCTAATAGCGATTGCCTTTTCTCCTCTATAATCTATTACATCGATATTGATACCGATAGGTAATCTATTCTCTTTAAAGTTTAATCGAAATTCTTGGAAATAAGAAACTGTAGCTAATTTCTCTCTAATTGCTTTAGTATATTTTACTACATTTGCAGGAGTAACGTCATTACTTAAAGCAAGGATTTCTTTTCTATCTGGAGAAATACTTTCAATGTAGAACTGTCCATCGAAGTGGATTGTATTCTCTGTATATAGGTTGTTTACGAAATTATAGAGTACACTTAACTGTCCGTAGTTATATCCTAACTGCGCAGCATCTTTTTCAGGATTGATCTCTAATTCAGAAATCTTTCCAACACGGCGTTGAGTGTATGCAATATTTTGAAGACCTGCTAGATAATCATGTTCAGAGTATAATCTAACTTGATTTAAAGCAAAGATGTGTAACTCAATGTTATGTTCATTCGGGTCGAAGTTGCTGTTTAAAAAGAAACTATCGACTAATGATTCATCTTTTGCGTTTAAATTGTTAGTATAAACTGCAAGTTGATCCGGGAAGGCTTTAGATACTATGTATTTAGTTATTGACATTCTTCTTAGCTACTTGTTCTTGTAGAGCCGTTATCTCCATTTCGTTATTTAATATTTGAGCTCTTAAGTTTGTTATCTCTTCTAAGAGAGGTGTAATACTGTCGGTATTATCTGTTAACTTATAAAGCTCGGTACTTCTTTTTACTAAATATTCGTGAGTTCCTTCTTGCCCGTTAATTGGGATTTCGTAAAATAACTCTTCGTATTTAGCAAAAAAATCTTCAACAGTAAAAGGATTTTCAGTAGGTGCTGGTTGAGTAAAGGTTTTAAACTCTCTATCAACAGTCCTGTTTAACTGTTCTTTATTCCAAACTGTTCTCTTAATCTCTACTCTATTTTCAGCCATTACGTACTACTTTAAAAATGTTATTGTCATCTATTACAGTAGTGCTTCCATCTAATACTGATTTAATCAATATACGATAATATCTTTCTGGTTGCAACCCATCCATGTATATATCGAAATAACTTCCGTTATTATCTGCGCTTATTTTAGTAAACTTAGTATCAAAATTAACTACCATTTCTTCTGTATTTTCATCTCTAAGACCCCAATAAGAAGTAGCTGGAAGTTTATAATTTGTTAAGTATATGGAACTCGTTGTAAAAGTTCTTGTAGGGTATTTAGGTCTAGCGTGTATTCTTAATCTCTGCTTTCCTTCATCTACATATAATCCTTTATTATTCTTTATCTTAACAGTTGCGTTACTTGTAGATAATTCCGTTAATGTACTTGAATAAGAACTGTCATCCCACTTATATTCTAAATAAGGAGGGTATATTGTATTAGTGTTACTGCTAAAGTATTTTAGTCTTATAGAGGATGTGTAATTAAATTCTAGATCACTTGTAAGTTTCAATAAGAAACCGTTATTAACAATTGTTCCTGCTTTATGTAACTTAGCAGCTCTTGTCACATCTATATCAATATCGTGGTCTGAATTTAAGTTGTGAGTTTGAGTACTCTCTAAATTGATTCCAGCAGATCCAGTATACCAGCTACAACCTCCTCCGGAATAAGTAGCGTTATAAGACCCGGTTACTCCGGCTGGCATATTTACTGTATTAGAAGGTAATGTCCATCTTTGAGATGCATTTACGTCTCTATTAAACCAGCTTGCACCAGATGTATTTACCGGGCTATCTCCAAACTTACCTATACCCCCATCCCAGGAGTTATATATAGGGTAAGCTTTAATCTGATAACCATAAGGTAATTCGTATGCAGAAGCTAAACTTAAATGTAAACTAGCACTATAATTGTTTGAACCAATTACGTTATTTACTGTATTAGCGATATCTGTATCTGCAAATTGTATTAATATTCTTGAAGTTTGCCCGATAGCAGATACCGGGTAACCTCCTAGTTCTAAAATTTCATCTAGACCAGTATTACCTGTTATAGCTTCAGTGTGAATGAAAGCATCTTTCTCGGGAAAAATTCTATATACTGCCATTTTATAATGTTGTTACTCGTCCTTGAATATCTACTTCTGGGTATTTTATTTCAAATATACATGGGTCGTAAGAAGGGTAAAGTATGTTACCTCTAGTTGCACCTTTTACATCATATGCATATTCAGAATAAGTACCACCTACTTTATTTTCGAAGTAAATTTTTTCTACTGTTTGAACTCCTTTTACTCTATCTAATAAAGTGTAGATGCTTGATATATTAATAGGTTGGTTAATTGACCATTTTGCTACATTAAAGTACTCTATTAAGGCTTTATTGCAAGCCATTAATACATCTCTTGATGCAAAATTAGGTAGTGTTATAATCTCATACTTCATTCCTAAATTTACAACAAAAGCATCTTTAATATTAACAGAGTCTGTTAATAACATATACTGAGATAGGTATGTCTTTAAATTAGCTTTTAAGCTATCTGGAGCTTTTACTAAATGTTTTTCATTATCATAAGCTAACACATACAATGATAAAGCTAATGGATTTGAATCAAAAGCTCCTCCTACTATATTTCCGTTTGTACTTTGATCTTGGGTAACATACACCTTTGAAATAGATCCATACATTGGAGGGATAGATAAAGCTCTAATAGCGTAATCCTGAAGCGTTACTGCACGTCCTTGTTCTGCATAAGCTCTTAAGCTGTTCTGTCTTAACTCTTCAACTGTATCTCCATCTCTACCGCCAACTGCTGGTTGAGGGTTGTTAAAAGTAATTGTATTTGATCTACTTTGATCAGTTCCAGAAACTGTTATTTGTTCTGGTATAGTAATTGTATTCGCAGGTGAATTTGAAGATACACCACCGCCAACTAAGTAACGTATTGTTAGAACGGTATTAGAAGGTGCTAATCCGTATGATTTTGTAAATAAGAAGTTAGAAGGATCATAAGCATAATCTAAACGACTTACTCCTTGATTTAAACCTAAACCTACATTTGTAGGGTCTGGTAAGAAAGCTTCATCATCAGATCCGTTAACACCTGCTCCAAATTGTACCTGTAAGTATCCCTTAGAGGTAAGTCTTGTTACAAAACGTCTAGGGACTTTCTTTAACTTAAGTAAATTAGGTACTGTATTTTTATCAGATGCTGTGTTAGATGTTGGTTCGAATATAGTATCCTGTCCTAAGAATGGAACCTCATACCAGTTATTTCCGTCACTGTCTGTTATATCTAAAATACCTATAATATTCGTATCTTCAATCGTTAAAGTTAAAAACTTCTCAGCTGAGTCGATTGAATATTCGTATGTCTTTAATTCACCAGATATTGCTTTTACTTTCTTAGTAAGTCTAAATTCAGCTGGGTAACCTCCTGCAATAGATTCGATTCTAATATCAGTAGGATCTAAAGAACTAGAATAAGTAAAATCTACCTTCTTATCAATAATAAACTTAGAGCCGTCTTGTGTTGTTGCTCTTAATCTAGTATTAGGTTGAATTACTAAAGCTTGATTCCAGTTAGGTCCGTAGTAAGGTGCAACAGCATTTACCAATTGCGTAACTTCAATTTCAACTTCAGATGCTGATGTAGATTTAGGTCTATATCCCATCATGTAAGCTAAGTTATATAAGTTAGCAGGATCCTTAGCGTGTTGTAGAAAAGTTTCTTGTAACTGGCTGTCTTGGTAAAAAGAAAGTACATCTCCTACATAAGATGCCATTTCAATGAACATCATACCTGGTGATGTTGCATTAAAGTCATTATATGTATCTGGGAAGTAATTCTTAGCAAACTCTATTAATTGAGTTCTAAAATTATCGAAATCCCTATTGATATACCTTATGTCTCTTTCTTGGGCCATTACTGTTCAATATTAATTACTACTTCATCTTCGATATTTGTATCTCTGATAGAGTATTTTAAATAAAAAGTTATTATATTATCATCTGGTATCGATTCAAGTGTTAAGTCGTTTACAACTACCTTTGGAAAGTAGTCTCTTAACTCTTGCTTGATAACCATAACTAAGTCAAGCAGTCCTTCATCTGTTATCTGTTCAAATAATTGAGAAGGTAATCCACTCCCAAAAGAAGGATTTAGATAACGTTCACCCCTTCCTGTTAGAAAGTAATTGATTAAGTTAACTTTTATAGCATCTTTTGTTTGGTATGTAGAAGTAAAAACATTCCCGGCAGAGAAAGGTATAGATACCCCAACAGCTTTTCTAGGCTGACGATCTAATGGGTTTATTTTCTGTACTTCAAATGCCATATTATGCTAATCCTTGTCTTTGTTTATCTTTCTGATTTGCTGCTTCTAACACTGCTTTTGCTTTATTTACAAAAGGTAATTGACTTAAATCAATACCAGGCTGTGCTCCTGTTAGACCCATTTGAGATGCTACAGAACTTGCTAGGTTAGGAGCATGTACTCCTTCTCCCATAAAGTTTTTAGCTTCTGCTCCAGTCATATTAGCAGCAGTCATCTGTAACATATCTTCTATAGGATTACCTGTAGGTTTAAATGCTTTTGGAGCTGGTTTAAACGCTGGTTTAAATGCTTCTGTCGTAGTTGTTGCAGCAAAACTTGACTGTCTGTTCTCTGTAGTTGTATTAGTAGGGGTAGATGCAATAGCAACAGCTTCGATCAATACGTCGCGAAGCTCGGCTTTAAATGCATTCTGTACCTCCTCTCTAATTACTTTTCTGAGTTCTTCTAGTTTCATAATTATAAATAGTTAGTTTATTAAAGTTATCTATTTTAGTTGATTTAATCTATATTTTATTTCCCGAATGAGTACGCCAGAGTCTGATGCAAAAGAAGGTTGTCCTTTCATTACAATTATTCCAGATTCATCTCTTGCTACAGCAAATCGTCTTTGAGCAATTTTAGGAGAAGTTGTATCATCTATAACAGAAAGGTAATAAGTTGTTCCATTTGCTGCTACATAAGGTCCATCTCCAGAATTTGATCGGTCGTTTTTAAATGCTTTTAGGTTGTTTATTATATTATCAAGTAATTTTCGATCTATAAGACTTGTATTTGATAATTTATTTAATAAATCTTCTAATAATTTCTTAGTATTAATTTCATATAACGTCCAATCTTGTTCTGTTACAGGGTTTAACCAAGTATTAAGTCCATTCTTTGCTCTATTATTAACTACGTATTTATTTCCGTCTTCTGCTGTAACTACATCACGTCTTTCATCTGTATGAATGTATATAGTGTTAGGGTCATATAAACCTCTGTAACAATCTCCTCCGTATTTGTTCCCATCATCTACTGCATCAGCATAGGGAGTATCATCTACTAAATCTTCTTTAACTAGAGAAGGTACTAACCTAGAAATTAAGAAAGTCCCATCTTCACTTAATAAACCTAAAGCTGTAAGTTCTTGATCTGTCAAACTTTCTTTCAGTTCATTTTCTATACTACACATCTGGATAGGTCCGTCAAGTAGTGAAAGTTTAGTATTAACATCTTCAATTAACGAATCAAAAAACTTAGTATCAACTAATGCATCGATTCCGTCTACAGTTTCTTTAGTCTGTGCAATTAATTCTCTAATTTTATGAACTAAATCTGCATACTTATTTGTTAAAGCTAAAGGAACACCGATACCTGGAGGTACTGATGTTGGAATTGGTAAAGCTAATAACACCTTAAGTATACTATCTAAAGTATTGATAGGAGGTCTTAGTTTATTTGGAATAGCTTTATATGTATCAACTACTTTCTTATAACGTTCTGTTAAGTCAGTTAGTGTTTTTTTAGTATTAGAAATACTATTTAAAGTTTGCTGAGGAGGGCATGTATTAGATTTAACAAAAGTAGTTACGGTATCTTGAATCTTAGACTGTACTTTATCTACTAAAGCCTGTTGAACAGAA